ATCTCCTGTACCTTAAACTCCTCAGCTTTTTTATCTTTTCTAATTGTTTCCTCTATTTGTCTAGTCTTTAAAGTGTAATCGTGTTGTATCTTTGTATTTTGTAAATCTATTTTCTGTCTTTCTAAGTCTTCTTGAAACGCATCCACCTCTGGAGCTACTTCTGTACCACCACTATTCTGTGCTGTTATCTGTGCAATCAGAAGAGCAGTTTCTGCTTTACGTATAGAATCTTCCTCTTTAATTCTAGCCTCCTCTGAGAACTGAGTTACCTGAGTAGCCATCTGCTGTTGTATAACTTGTGTTTTCTGCTGTTCAAGTTGCAATTCGTGTTGCTGTTGTGCAGTAACTAAAGCCTCTCTACGTTTGTCTACCTTCTCTAATTGACGTTTAATAACGTTCATGTTGTCTGCTGTAAGTATTGCTGCAGCATCTAATAAAGTAGCACCATTCTGCATTCCTGCTTGTAATAAACCTCTTAATGCTTCTATGTTTTGGTTTTCCTTCGTAGAATCACCCACAAATACATCAAAATCAGAATAAAGAAAGTCATCAGATATGTTTATAAACTGCCTAGACATATCATCTAAAACAAAATACAGACTCTTCTTTCCGCTGTTTTTCCACGCATGTTTAGCAATATTAATAAGAGCAGTGTATACTCTGCGTTTAATGTCGTTATGTACTACAAATAAACTCTCTGTTATATGAGAGGATTGAACTACAGAACGTTCAACATTTCCCACTAGTTCACTACTGGAAATCTGTCCTTGTCTTTGATGAGTAACTCCGGAGAGTTCCCCAACCATTTCTTCAATCTTGTTCATAAGCTCAATGTACGAAGCAATAACATTAGTCATTGTTAAATCTTGAGCTCCCATTTGATTGTATGCAGCTGGTCTACCACCTTCACGTCCAGGTATATCCCATCCTTCTTCATAAGGGTTGATTAAGTTAACACCTATTGCACTTAAATAATGCAACCATTTGTTAACATCAACACCCATAGATTTAGGTATCTGGGTTATATCCATGTTTATAATTTTACCCTTATCCCTAGATAAAGCAAGTTCTAACCTATACCATACTATAATATACATGTATGATAATGGTTTCATTATATCTACTAGAGACCTGTTAACCGAGTTTGTATTACTATACAGACTTCCAACGTATGGTAGTTTAGCCCCATAAGGATTATCAATAGATATTTCTTGGTACGATAAAGGTTGAATACCTACGTACACATCTGTTCCTACTTTATATCCTTCCCAAATCTCAGTAACCCAATCCCATGTTATTTCTTCTCCTGGCATCGTAACATAACTCTCATCTACTATATCTGTAATGGGTTCTCCATACTCATCTGTTATAGTTACAAATCCTATCTTCTTAAAAGATCTCCATACTACATGCCATACGTCTACGTACTGACCTTGTAGTTCAGAAGACGTACTATTGGTTGGGTTTATAGTCTTAAATTCAATATGTGCGTAGTCAGGTTTGGTTACTGTTCCACCCCTACCCTCTACCATAGCAAGTACTTTATTTAAGTCTGATTCGGTCATTATGTCGTTGAACCTATCGTAAATACTAGCTGGCGTCATCTTCATGTGACGTACAAACCAGTCACCATCCTCTATATTATCCAAGTCCGGATCGTTGTCGTGGTCACATTCTATAGGATTAACACGTTCACTTACAGGTTCACCGTTTTGTATACCGTTATAGTGTATCTCCTTACCTCCTATTAAACCGTCCTTAAATCCTTTTAGAAATTCCATATCCAAACGGAGTTTCTTTTGTAGATAGTCTAAAGTGGTATGTGCAATTACTTCTGCAGGATTGACATGTTCACTCTTAACATAATCAATAGTTTCTTGTATTCTTTTATCGAATTCGGCTTGCGCCTTTTCATCATTTTGGTCCGGTTGTCCAACCTTCTTATATATGTCCTGAATTATTATATCAGCTAACATACTTTTTAGTTTGTCCTGAACCAGACTGCCTGCTTCCTCATTAGTTTCAAATACCACGACGTTCTGAGGTCTCTTGCTTTCTTCACCAAGCAGGAGATTAATCTTAGGTCTAATGATATTAAAGTTCTGTAATGAAGCTGGAAAACTATCATCTACTTTATATGGATTGGTAACGTATTTTAAATCATTTTCATTAAAGATACCATTATATAAGTCATAAGCGGTTTTCATCCTCTCTTTTTCAGAGTTCATGCCACTTGAGCGACCTATAACACCATTTACACATGCCTCTTTCCAGGTGGTATCTTTAGAACCAAGAGAGAGTTTTTGTTGTGGAAACGATGCTACTTGTGTGTTTGCTATAGCCATTATTTATAGGTTAATGAACCTTGGGACGTCGTTCTGACTGAATAAAGGTTCTTTGAATATGCTGTTCTTTTTTTCTATGTCCTTTGCTGCTTTTACATGTGCGTTGTGTAACTCTTCACGAAATAACATAACTAACATGAATGCTATAGCGCGGTCGAAGTTGCCCTCCCTATTGTAAGAGATTAACTCTTCTAATAAAGGTTCTGACATTATTTTTGTTAGGTTCTTTTTACCTGGTTCATACTCCTCATTCAACCAGTCCCTTACCTTTAACTCGGCAAAGTCTTTGATGCCTACCACCATGTGTACACCAACACGCCTTTGTACGGTACTGTTGGCAATAATTTTAGCCAGTATTCCTGGTTGCTCTGTTAGTAAATACTCGGAATGCTTATTAGAAAAGTAAGCAAACAACCCTGGTTTTTCGTTCTCGTATAGTAATTTAGCATTATAGTACATTAGTAATTTACGAACATTCTCGTAGAATTCGTTGACCGTATCAGGTCTGCCTGTGTACTCTGCTACTATAAGGTCATGAAAAGACTCAAACGATTGAAATCTTTTGTATATAAACACGGACCCTAGTGAATCACTAGACGCTGCTTGGTCATGGTCGTACGGGTCACACCCAGCTATATATAGCCCGTATGGGGGGTTGTCTACAGGATGTTCCCATATTACTATCTGACCTCTTTTATTATCAGTACTGCCTAACCTATACTTTAATATGTCTTTAGGTTTTATGGCTTGAGTCCATTTCAGTGCTCCAGATTCGTTGTAGTCTAAGTCTCCTACTTGCTTATAGTTCCTTATAGACTCGCTGTTTCTTATATAGGCTAAATGCCTAATCATTTCTTCTTTTGGATAGATGTTTCCAGTTAAAGCTAAACAAGCTTCAGTTGGATTAAACGGGTGTTCTGCTATCCATCTATCAATAGCATTTCTGTCATTGGCTCCTTTTAATACTTCGTCCCTTTTCGCGAGAGCATGTCTCGTAGCAAAAAGATAATCAGTATTGCCATACTCATCCATAAGAGCGTGCCCATGAATGTCGGCTCCGTACATGTTGACATATTCCGGTACAAAGTATCCACATTTTCCACCTGCATCATCCCATATATTTTTAAATGGTAAAATATTGTACCCATCAGGATACATAAACAATTCCTGTAACCCTTCGTAATCTGTACCTTCAGTACCACCAGTACCGAACACAATCATCAAACCAAAGGCTATACCGTTGGTTTCTACTGAAGGTTGTGCTATCTGCCAAGCTTTTACTAGCTCGGGAAATTTACCTCCTTCTTCCCAAAGTATTAGTTTACCTCTTTTACCTCTGGCTTTATCTGCGTCATTCTTAAGACTAATACCCATTATCTCAGACATGTACCCTGCTTCTGCTTCGTGGCCTTTAGAGTCTGTCTTAACATAGGAAGCCCTACGATGTGAAGATTGGTTAACTTTCTGCCTTTTTTTAGCCCAACCTGTGTTCTTATTTAGGAAGTCCATAAACTCCCAGGCCTTACTAAGTAGACCGTCCTTGGTTAAGAATTCCATCTCTGAAGCAATGGCGTATGACTTAGAGTCCCTAATAAGAAAGAAGTTTCTACATAACATAGAACCCCCCTTAAATGAATATCCTTTACCCCTAGCCTTTAGTACGGCCATGTGTTTGCCCTCCAATTCTGCGTGTTCTATAGCCATAAAATAGTCGTAATCAGAATCCCAGAAATCAGGGAAGTCCCTTTTACGTTCTACTATCTTACGTTGATGTCCCCTACCATCTTCTGCGTAACGTTCGCGTACCAATAAAATTGGGCAGTAATTCAAATAAAAATAGTGATAACCTGAAATGAAATCACCATCAAGAGCCGTAAAACCTTCTAAACATCTCTTCCCTTCTTCTCGCCAATACTCCAAATAAGCAGTA